CGCGTGAACCGGGAGCGTATTGAGGCGCAGATGATGATGGCGCAGCCGCGCAACACCGGGGGTCCGCGCTGATGCCCTTGAAATCCGGCAAGTCGCAGAAAACCATCTCTGAAAACATTCGGAGCGAGAGGGCCGCAGGGAAGTCGCAGAAGCAGGCGGTTGCCATCGCGTTATCCAAAGCGGGCAAGTCCCGCCGCAATAAGGGGAAGAAGTAATGCCTGTTCTGATGATCCAGTTCGGGGATATGACCCCGGTAGACAAGATGGAAGAGGACGAGGAGGGCCGCAGCTGTCCGCTGGCCACCCGCAATCCTGAAGTCAACGAAGAGAACCGCAATCGGGCGGTCGAGGACTACGACTACCGGGATCCTGCCGACGACGGGGGCTTCGTGGAGACCGAGGTGTGCGGGAACTGCTCGTACTACAACCTGACCGAAGACATGATGGAGTGCGTCGGCGACGAGTCGGGGGACACAGGCTACTGCCAAAAGCTCAAGTTTGTCTGCTCTGGGGACATGACCTGCGACAAATGGGAAGCAGGCGGTCCGATGAAGGCTGACGTAATGGACATGCCTCGCGAGGCCTTCTAATGGATGTTGTGGACTTCGCAACAAAGTTGTACAAGTATCTTGGTGAAAAAGAACAAGACTTGACCGATATCCTCGCAGCAGGGTCGGTCAAGGACTGGTCTGAGTACCAACGCTTGGTGGGCGAGATACGGGGTGTCGCTCACTGTCGCGCAGAACTGAAAACCCTGCTGGAGGCAACAACAGGCGATGACGAGCCTTTATCTGCCGGAGCACGTCGCTAAACGCGTAGAAGCGGACAAAGCGAGCTCCCAAACGGACGCCGACAAACCATCTGCGTACGTCAAACAACTGCCGGAGGCCTGCACATCCCGGATGAAGTCCGGGACCGCGAGGCGCTGGCCACGGTGGTCTGCTACGTGCTCAAAGTAGGTCCGCTGGCCTACCAAGACCCGGACAAGTTTGGTCCGTGTTGTGATCCGTGGTGCAAGGAAGGCGACTGGGTGTGCATCGGCAGATATGCCGGTTCGCGGTTCAAGATCGACGGCGGGGAAATCCGCATGATCAACGACGATGAGGTTTTGGCAACCCTGCTGAATCCTGACGACATCGTAAGCGTGTGAGGAAAAGACAATGAACACAGAGATCGACGAAGGCGTTGAGATTGAGCTGGAGACCGCAGAAACGGAAGTGGAAGCGGGGGCCTCGGAGACTGAAGACAAAGTCGAGAAGCCGGAGTCTGACGAACTTGAGCAGTACAGTGCGTCTGTTCAAAAACGCATTGCTAACCTGACAAAGAAGTACCGCGAGGAAGAGCGGCAGCGCGAAGAGGCGGCCCGCTTTGCCCAACAGGTCTACGAGGAAAACCAGCAGCTCAAAAACCGCATGCAGCAGCTGGATTCCGGCTACCTGACGGAATATGGGCAGCGCGTGGAGACGCAGATCGCGGCTGCGAAGCGCCAGTACAAAGAAGCCTATGAGGCTGGCGACACGGACGCGATGATTGCGGCGCAGGAGATTTTGGCCACCGCAACTGCGGACAAGCAGCGTTACGACGCGGCCCGGGCTAAAGTGGAGACTAGCCGTACTTCGTACGCGCAGCAGCAGCTGGAGCTTGCGCGTCAGCAGCATGCCCAGCAGCTTGCCGCTCAGCAGCAGCAGTCTCAACCGCAGCCCCAGCCAGACCCGAAGGCGCAGGACTGGGCTTCGAAAAACGAGTGGTTCGGGCAGGACGAGACCATGACGTATGCGGTGTTTGGAATACACCGTCGTCTGGTTGAAGAAGAAGGCTTTGACCCAAACAGCGATGAATACTATAGTGAGGTTGACCGGAGAATGCGGAAAGAGTTTCCACACAAGTTCCGAAGTCAAAATTCGGGTAAGGCGCAGGTCGCACCTGCTGCGTCTTCAGCATCCCGCAATCCAAAACAGGGGCGCAAGGCCGTGAAGCTCACGCCTTCACAGATTGCGATGGCAAAGCGCTTAAACGTTCCCCTTGAGGAATACGCAAAGTTTGTGAAGGAGTAAGTCGATGACAGACAAAAGAGCACCTCGTGCCGCAGATACGCGCGAAAGCACCGCGCGCCGCAAGCCTTGGACACCACCAAGTCACCTTGCCGCCCCTCCTGCACCGGAGGGATTTGTCCACCGCTGGGTTCGCGTTTCGATGCGCGGGGAGGAGGACAAGATGAACGTATACGCAAAGCTGCGCGAGGGCTGGGAACCGGTCCGTGGGGAAGAATACCCCGATTTCGCAGCCCCGACCGTCGAAGACGGTAAGTATGCGGGCGTTATCGGACAAGGTGGTTTGATTCTGTGTCGTATGCCTGCAGAAACAGCAGCTGAAAGATCCGCGTATTACGGGAACCGGACCCGCGAACAGATGACCGCTGTTGATCAGGACCTGATGAAGGAGCAACATCCTTCGATGCCAATCCATCGTGAAAGGCAAAGTCGTGTCTCTTTCGGAGGAGATCGTTCTTCCGAGTAATGCTTGAAGGAGCTGAAAAATGGCCAATATCAATGGCGCATTCGGCCTTCGTCCCATCGCAAAGATGGGTCAGAATGCCAACAGCACCGGCGCAACCGAGTATCGTATTGCTTCGACCAATACGAACGCGATCTATCAGGGCTCTCCTGTCATCCCGCTTGCCGCAGGTGTCATTGACATCGTCGGATCTGCAGAGGGTGGGACAGTTGGCCTGTTGGGCGCGTTCGGAGGTTGTGAATACGTTTCCTCGGTTACCGGTGAAAAGATCTTCTCGAACTACTGGCCGGGCTCGGGTGCAGACTCGAACCACCCGGTTAAGGCGTTCGTGTATGACGACCCCGCCCAGCTGTTTGTGATCTCAACCTCGAACGTGGTTGCTGCGGCAAACACTGAAGCTGAGATTCGCGCAGCGGTGTTTGCAAACGCAGACTTCGCAACCGCAGCGTCTGGCTCGACAACCACCGGCATCTCGTCGGCGACTCTCGACCTAGACACCATCGCTACTACCGACACGCTGAACCTGCGTATCATGGGCGTCAAGGACGACCCGGAAAACGCAGACTTCACCGCTGCAGGTATTGGCATCATCGTGCGTCTGAACAACCACTTCAACTCGCCGAACGGCGCGATTGCTGGTGGCACTGTTTCGACCACCGGCGTCTAAAGGAGGCTGACCAATGGCTATCTCTCGCGCACAGCTTGCGAAAGAGCTGGAACCCGGTCTGAACGCCCTCTTTGGGATGGAATACAGCCGGTACGAAAACCAGCACGCGGAAATCTACACCACCGAATCTTCGGATCGTGCATTCGAAGAAGAAGTGATGCTTTCGGGCTTCGGCGCTGCGCCGACCAAGTCCGAAGGTTCGGCCATCACGTTTGATGAGGCAAGCTGTAGAGGACAACCTCTATGACCGCCTCGGTTCGCGCTACACCCGTGCGCTGGCTCGTTCTATGGCCCACACCAAGCAGGTCAAAGCTGCTGCAGTCCTGAACAACGCCTTCACCGGCGGCGCGACGGCTGGCGGCGACGGCAAGGCCCTGTGTGCCGACGACCACCCGCTCACGAACGGCAGCACCTTTGCCAATGAGCCCACTACCGCGGCAGACCTGAACGAGACATCGCTGGAAGATGCGCTGATCTCCATCGCAGGGTTTGTTGACGAGCGTGGTCTCAAGGTGGCGCTGCGCGGCACGAAGCTGATCATCCCTCGTCAGCTGCAGTTCGTGGCCGAACGTCTGATGGTTTCCAACCTTCGTGTTGGCACCGCAGACAACGACGTCAACGCCATCCGTTCAATGGGCATGCTGCCCGAAGGCTACGCGGTCAACGACTTCCTGACCGACCCCGACGCCTTCTTCATCATGACCGACGCGCCCCGTGGTTTCATCCACTTTGAGCGCGTTGCTCTTTCGACCGGCATGGAAGGCGACTTCGACACCGGCAACATGCGTGTGGAACTCCTGTAATCTTAAAGCATCCCTGACAGCATTTTGCTGACACTTGCCACGACAGGAGACCAACATGGCAAATACGACTTTTTCGGGCCCGGTTCGTTCCGAGAACGGTTTCAAAACCGTTACCAAAAACGCAACCACCGGCACTGTAACCGAAGTCGCAACCACCGGCGGAGCTCCGGTAGCACTGGCCGACGGCGACGTTACCCTGACTAACGCCACCCACAGCGGCCGTGTTTTGATCGTGCCAAACGGCACTCAGGACAACACCTATACTTTGCCGAGCCCTGTAGCAGGCGCAGTGTTCACCTTCGTTTATGGCGGTGAAGCAGCGGATGCGACTGATTTTATCGTAGATGCGGGTTCGGATACGAACTTCTTCATCGGTAACGTTGCGTTCAACGACACCGACGACGGCGCGGCTTCTGTTGTTTTTGCTGACGGCAACTCCAACAGCAAACTGCAGGTCAATGTTCCCGGTTCCGCTGTGATTAACATCATGGCGAAGGATAGCACCAACTGGTATGTTTGGGGTTCCGTCACTGGCGCTACCGCTCCTGCCTTTGCTGACCAGTAAGGAGGTCGAACATGGCCGGATCAGACATCAAAGCAAAGCGGGTGGATGGCACCGGTGCGGTAGGCATCGGGCGATCTCGCATCCGTCAGCTTCAGGTGAAGATTGGTGCCACAACGGCGGGGCGCGTTACCATTACCAATGGCGATGGTGGGGCAACGGTGCTGGATTTGGACTTTTCGCCCAGCGACACGCACTCGGTGAACATCCCGTCTGACGGGATACTTTTCACGGAGGACCCGTACGTTTCGGTTGCCACGAACCTGAACGCGCTGACCATTTTCTACTCGTGAGGTGGGCGTATGGCTTACGACATCCGTTCCATCTCACAGGTCGGAACATCGGAGCCCTTTGAACTTCAGGTGGCCCGGGGTCAAATCCCGGGCCACTCTTTCGTACATCGAATTGCTCGGGTTCCTTTGATGTCAAACAACCAGACCGGCACGGTCTGGGACATCAACGACACGATTTATCCTTGGAGCGCTTGGGACACAACCGGCGCTGTAACGGTGAGCCGTGCAGACGCAGGAGACGCGGGGAAAAATGTCATAATCTCCGGGCTAGATGCGGACTATAACCCTGTTTCGACCACGATCACTTTGACGAACGCGACAGGGAACACCTCTGCAACTGTTTTCAGTCGCATTGATCTTGTCCGCATGAACGGCACCTCTGTTAATGTGGGTCAGATCGACGTGCTCAAAGGTGCTACAACGGTAGCGCGGGTTGTCGCGGGTGTGGGGCAGTCTCTGAAAGGAACCTATACGGTTCCTGCGGGTTTCACGGCCTATGTTACGCAAGGGGTCATGACTATCCGAAGCGGTGCGGATGCGACAGGCACTTTCTACTACCGCTTGCCCGGGGACAGGTTCGTGATCGCCCACACTTTTGAGGTGGCGAGTTCGGAGTATTTTTACACCTTCACCTGCCCACTGGCTCTTCCCGAAAAAACGGACCTAGATGTTCGTGCCACGGTGCGCACGAACAACGCGCTGGTTACGGCAGCGTATGACATGATCTTGATCCAGAACGGAGGACCGCTCTGATGCCGCCAAAAAGGAAACCCCCTAGCCTGTCCGTGGGCCGCGGTGAAAAGCGCCCTGCTTCAAAGGGTGCGGGTCTGACGGCCAAGGGGCGTGCAAAGTACAACAAGGCGACCGGATCGAACTTGAAGGCCCCGCAGCCGCAGGGCGGTAAGCGCAAGAAATCCTACTGTGCCCGCTCTGCGGGGCAGATGAAAGACCACAACATTGACTGCAGCAAAACTCCGAAGAAGCGGATTTGCGCTGCCCGCAGAAGGTGGAAGTGCTAAAATGGAACAGCCTACAGAACAGTGGCATCTTAGCCGGTCTGTCCCCATCAGTATCTTTATTGGGCTTGGTGCGCAGGTTGCCGCGGCGGTGTGGATGTTTAGTCAGATGTCGTCGGACATCGCGTCGAACAAAAAGCACATCGACCGGTTGGACGTGCAGGTCGAAGAGATCCGGGACACTGCTTCTGCGCAGGCTGTGCAGCTGGGTAGAATCGAGGCTCAGATTGACGCCCTGATGGACAAGACGGACCGCATTCTTATGGCGATGGAACGCCAGTAGGAGGCTCCGATGAACCGTGGTAATATGTCCAAACAGATCATGGAGGGACCGATGAAAAAGGGTTCAAAAAAACTTTCCGCAATGCGCAAGGGTTACATGGGCGGCGGCAAGGTCAAAGCCGGTTACATGGGCGGCGGCAAGGTCAAAGCCAAGTCCGGCTACATGGATGGCGGTCAGGTGATGTGCAGTCCCCGCAAGCGGATGGCGATGGGTGAAAAGGGCTGATGGCCAAGGACGCCTGTTACAAGAAGGTCAAGGCCCGGTACAAGGTCTTTCCCTCCGCCTATGCCAGCGGGGCGATTGCTAAGTGCCGCAAGGTTGGCGCTAAAAACTGGGGCAACAAGACCCAGAAGAAGGCGTCTGGTGGCCTTGTTCGGGCAGGGCGAAAGACGAGGACGTTCTAATGCCCGGAAAAACCAAAAAAACCGAGAAAGGCGCAGCGTTACGCCGTTGGTTTAAGGAAGATTGGAAGGACGTTCGCACCGGCAAGGCGTGCGGTCGCCAAAAGGGCGAGATGCGCGGAACACCGTACTGTCGTCCGACGAAACGCGTAAGCAAAGATCCCCCCAAGACGGCTTCAGAGATGAGCTCTGGCGAAAAGCGCGCCAAAGTGGCAGAAAAAAAACGACTGGGTCAGCCCGCAGGTAAGCCGCGCCGGGTGTCCCCGGCCAAGCGTACAAAGAAGGGTTGATAGATGGCAACGTCAGGAACACGGACATTCGACCTCGACATCGCGGAAGCGATTGAGGAGGCTTTTGAGCGGATCGGCCAGTCTCCGCGGTCCGGGTATGATCTTGAGACAGCCCGCAGGTCTCTGAACCTGATGTTCACGGACTGGGCAAACAGGGGTGTGAACCTGTGGACCGTGGAGCGCGGTACGATCACCCTGACCGCGGGTCAGGGTCAGGAGACGCTGGATGCCAGCACCTCTGATCTTTTGGACGTGGTCATTCGGCGCGACAACACGGACTACATTATCGAACGCCTTGGCCGTTCGGAGTGGGCGAACGTTCCCACCAAGAGCACGCAGGGCCGCCCGTCGCAGTTCTGGTACGACCGACAGACTACCCCTGTCATCAACCTGTGGCCTGTTCCGGAAAACTCAACGGATCAGCTGCTTTACTGGTATGTTCGTCGTATCGAAGATGCGGGTGCGATGCAGAACACGGCTGCGGTTCCATGGCGGTTTTTGCCCTGTCTTGTGTCGGGCTTGGCCTACCATCTGGGCATGAAGCGGGCCCCGCAAATGCTCCCGACGCTGCAGGCGATGTACGAACAGGATTTCCAGCGCGCGGCCGACGAAGACGAAGAGCGGGTTCCGCTGCGGCTTGTTCCGGGGCGGAGGTGACGCATGGCCCGATACGCGCGCGGCGATAATGCCTACGGCATCTCGGATCGATCCGGGTTTCGGTATCGTTTGCGCGACATGCGCAAAGAGTGGAACGGGCTGCTTGTTGGCCCGGACGAGTTCGAACCCAAACATCCGCAGCTGGAACCAGACCATGTCAAAGCGGACCCGCAGGCGCTATACAACCCGCGCCCCGACAAGGCCGAGGCCCTGCAGGTGTATGTGGGCGTCCCAACAGTAGAGGCACCACGCCTTGAGCGGCCCCGTGCAGTGGGTCGTGTCGGGCAGGTGACGGTGACAACATGACGATGACCTACGGCGAACTGAAGCAGGCGATTCAGGACTACTGCCAGTACGACGAAACCACGTTCGTCAACAACATCCCGCTGTTCATTCGATTGGCGGAAGAACGCATTTTTAAGAACGTCCGGCTGAACCTGTTCCAGAAGAACGTCAGCGGCACGTTGACCAGTGGCAACCAGTACCTCGCGGCCCCGACTGATTTTCTGAGCCCGTTTTCCTTGAGTCTGACCTCTTCGGGGGACAAGATCTTTTTGGATTTCAAACAGCTGGATTTCATCCAAGCCTACAACCCGGATGCCTCCACCACGGGACAGCCGAAGTATTTTGCGCAGTTTGACGTGGACAACTTCATCGTGTCTCCGACACCGGATGCGTCTTACACGGTAGATCTGCACTACCTGTATCGTCCGAATAGTTTGACGGCTGGGGCTGATAGCGGGACGACATGGTTGAGCCAAAACGCCGAGATGGCGATGCTCTACGGGTCGCTGGTCGAGGCGTACACGTTCATGAAGGGCGAGCCTGATCTGTTGGGCCTTTACAACAACCGGTTCATGGAAGCGCTGACACGAATGAAGAACCTCGGAGAAGGTCTGGAGCCGTCCACGGATTACCGCGACCTGCGTCTGCGGGTGCCACGCACATGATTCAGGTTGAGGTTCACACCACGAACGGTCGGGGCAGTACGCCGGAGGAGATCGCGGCCCGCGCAGCCCGCAGGATCGTTGGTATCTCCGAGACGGCACCGCCGGTCATTCGGGATCAGGCCAAGGCGTTTCAGGGGCAGATCGAACAGGTGCTAACGCACTATCTGCGCGAGGCTGTTCAGAGCGACCGAACTACGGTATATAATGCACTAACAGACGCAGGCCATCCGGCCCTCGCGGACTTGATACGGAGGCTATAATATGGCGTTCACCGGAAACTTTCTCTGCACCTCCTTCAAGCAGGAGATCCTGCAGGCGAAGCACGACTTCACGGCCAGCACGGGGCATACCTTCAAACTTGCGCTGTACGACAACAACGCGTCATTCACGGCTGCGACAACGGACTACACGGTCACGAACGAGATTTCTGGCACAGGGTACTCTGCTGGCGGCGGCACGCTGACCAATGTCACGCCGACCACCAGCGGCACCACGGCCTTC